GTAGATGGGTTAGATACGAAGTCAAATGCAATCAATTCAAAGTCATCTTGTACTTCATTTACATCACCTTTTTCTTTTACACTACCAAGACCACGAGAACTTATTCCTAATTTTATTCCAGATTTAAAAAGTTCTTTTAAAATGTTTCCAGATGGAGTTGAAAGTACTTCAACTTCTCCAACTAAGTCATCCCCATCCCAATCCATACCTAAAACATTGTGAGATACATTCTGTAGGTTTACTACTGAAGAATCTGGGTGGTCTAATTCACCTAATGCTCTACTTTCTTTTATAAAAGAATCCATATATTTTTTTGACTCTCTCATCAAAATTTCTTTTGGATAAATACGACCATTTTGGTTCTTTGCTTCTGCTCTTTGAAGCACACCTTTTACAATGAGTTTACCATTATTATTCGCCATAGATTCATTAATCATTTCTGGTGAAATTTGGAATGGTATAAAGTCAACTAATAAATTTTTATTCATGTTATGCTCCAAACTTTTTATAATTTTTTTTGTCCCTTTTTGCTTTAGTATATCCGTACACTTTTTCTGCGTGTTTTATCTTTTTCTTATCATCTTCTTTCTTGTTCTTTGAAAATGCATAAGGTGTTTTGGGAGGCCCCTCTCCACCATCAAGATTAGCAGTAACATTTGCTTCTTTCAAATTTCGTTTAACAAGTTCTTTTACTATATATTTTAACTTATCCATTATAAGTTTTTCAGTTCTTTTACTAATTCATAGTGTCTAAGAAGACTTGCCACTTGTTTATCTCTAACCATAGATTTTGTCTGTGTTTTGGATGGGATTTGCTTGATGACTTCTTTTAATTTTATAATAGTAACATCATCATTTACTTTTTTTACTAACTTATTCATATCTTTTTTGATAGAAGAAAACTCATTATACACATATTCAGATAAAGAATTAGTATTTGTTACATTGTAAATATATGTGCTAAGTAATTTTCTCTGTTTATCATCAAGAGAAGAGTATTTATCATTGAATTTTTCTAATAGATTTTTAATAGTTAGGTAACGAACATCTTTATCTTGTTGTTCAACCAATTTTTTAATTTCACTATCTCTACTTTTCTTTGTTTTACCAGATGTTAAATGCTCTATGACTGTAAATCTTGAGTCTACCACTTCACTTGGTTCTACATTTTGACTATTTCTATAATATTCCATCAACTTATAGATACTTGCTTGGACTTTATAGTTAGTAATTCTTCCAGAAGAAAACTCTTTTAGGTCATAATTTTCCATGACTTCTTTAACAAGACTATATTTTTCTTGTTTTACAAGTTTTTCATTTACAGAACCGACTTGTTCTAATACCAAATCAATTAATTTATCTGCTTTCTTTTCATCATTGTACTTTTGGTTTAAAAAGCATTGATAAATTTGATATTCTTTAAAAAGTTCAGTTCCCTTTTTAAAGTATTTTTTGAGGATATTCACTGCGTGTGAATTTGTGTTATTTAGTGAGTCTGCAACAATTTGTCTCGTTAGCAACTCAAATATAAGGCCTGTGTTTTTGACCTTTGAATGTTTTTTATACTTCATACCGTTTCCGTATCTACAAGTTTTTAGGTTAATTCATATATAAATATAAAGTTACTTCAATTTCATGTCTTTATCTGACAAAATAACTTTATCTTCGTTCATTAAATCAAATTCTTTATCATCTTTTCTTAGTGTTTTTTCTTTTTCTGTTTTTTCAATTAGTATTTTTTTGTTATTTGGTAATGAATTTAATACGGTATTTAATATATTTTCTTTTGTTAATGGTGAATTGTTCTTATATGTGTGTTTTATTGACGTATCAATGTCAAAGGTTTTATCTAATGCTTTCTTTCCAATGGGGTCTCTACCTCTTGGATGTCCATCAGTAGAATATTTTGTTCCTTCTTTTGGTCTTCCACCACCTGGCCATCCACCTTCTGGCATTTCACTATCACCCTTTTGATGCATTGACGCTAAATCGTGTGGTGTTCCAAAAGATTCTTTAGTAACAGCTGGGTCATTACCCTCTGTTTCTATTTGTTCTTTTCTAAAGTTCTGTTTAATGTCTTCTATAACAGATGCTCGTTCATCATCTACTTGGTCTTTAGTCATATTAAATATGTTTTTATATATCCAGTCTTCAGAAATTAACTTTGTTTGTTTCATTGATTCTGCTAAGTTTATCTTTTCACTCCAAAGTGCTACTTTCTCTTGTTCATATACAATACTTGGATTAGTTAAATTCAATTCAAACCCTACCAAGTCTTCTTTATCAAAACCTTGTGTATATAAATGGACAATTGCAATCTTAGTTAATTCAGATAAAACAATTCTTTGTATTCTTTCTATAGTTCTTGCGAAACGAACATCTTCTTGTGCTAATGTTGCTTTACCTTCAATACCTTCATCATACCCTAAAAATGCTTTTGGGATTCTAAGAGCAGACATCATTTTATTTCTTAGGTATTCAACATCATCAATTGCGTTATATTCCATACCACTAAGTGATTCTATCTGTGTACCACTATCACCACCACGAACTGGTAAATAAAAATCTTCCATCATATTCATCATATTAAATTTTAAGTTATACTCCCCAGAATTTTGGTCAATGTATGGAGTTTTCTTCATCTTGTTCATCAGTTGTTGCATATAGTTATCAACTTCTGCTGGTGGAATATTACCAATATCAATCTTGAATATTCTCTTTTCTGGTGCTCTCATAATACGATGTATTAACATAGCATCTTCCATAAGAGTTAATTGTTTCCAAATTTTTCTTGCTGCTTCTATCATTGATTTACCATAAGGTAAAAAGTTAGAATCAGTTAACATTCTGAAGTGTGCTACTTCGTAATTTTGTAATACATTTGCTGTGTTATTAAATGATGCAGTTTTACTACCATCTTCTACATTAAATGTAACCCCATGTGGATTGTTTGGGTCAACCCCCTCTTCTCTTGAAACTGAATATGCTGACATTGGTTCTACGCCTACAACACCATACTTTTCTGCGATATCCAATTTTAAAAAGAAATCACCATATTTATTCATACTACGAATCCATGGCCAGAGATTAAATTCTATGTTAATAACATCATAAAAAAGGTTATGCAAAACTTCACGAACTTGTTCATTATCAGACCTAATATCAAGGAGGTCACCATTCTCATTTTTCAAAGTAGACTCATCTGAGTAGATATCAAGTGCCGATGCTAAAATTGGGTCTTGTTCCATTGCTTCATAGTCTGAAAACAATTCAAGTCTACCTGCATTGTAAACTGGGTTTTGTTTGTAACCACCCACATTGTTTGGCATATGCATGCCTGCATACCTTCCTGCGAGATAGTTAGTTGCTAAATTACCACTTGATTGGATTCTGTCTGTGTCTGCTATCTTTAAACGATTACCCCCAACATTTCTAACAATTATGTTGGATGAAAATAGTCTACCAAGACGACCAAATAGTGTTGTGTCTGCCATAATTTCCTCTTAAGTTAACCTAAAATCTTGTACATATAAATAGTAAGATACATTACAAAGAACTCATTTAATTCTTATCCAATAACCACTCAAGTGATTCATCATCATTACCAACTTTCATTTCCCAAGGATTTCTCTGTCCAAATGAATTATCTACACTATACCCTTGACCAAAACTTGAATTACTTCCAATACCACCAAGTGCTAACTTGGTCATTTCCATACCCTCTTGTCTTAATCTAAGTGCTGTATCTCTTACCCACATCCCAATACAAAATGCCATTGTAAGGTCATCGTTGTATCCGTTTGCTGCTTCTGCTCGTGAACCATTCCAAATAAAAACAAATAGTTCGTCTAATAATCTTTGTGAATGTATTACTGGTGCTTTTTCTCTAAAGTAACTTTCCAGTTTTGATATAATCATTGGTCGTGTTTTTGCAGTTGTTGAAAAACCTGGTACCAATTTATCTTTTCCTTTTAAATCAAACCCTTGAGATAACTGCACTTGTGGGTCTACAATTGTTAAATCTTTTGCTGAATAATATAAATTCTTATACATTCTATCTATTGCTGGTTGTATCGCTGCCCATCCAACATTAGCATTCTCAATAATTAATAGTGCGTCATTGTATTCAGTTGCTACATTTACTAACATATTTCCATAATCTTTTGTACCAACCATTCCTCTATATTCTGCTACTTGTTCCATTGACTCTACATCTATTACATGAAATGCAGAAAAATCTTTCCCATCTCCTCTCGCAACATCAGCACAAATCATATAGTCTCTTGAATAATCTGGATATCCCCAGACCCAAAAGTTTCCATCAAATCCTTTTTTCTCTACTGGTTCTCTTAAATGAGTTTGTTCATACCATTGAATTATTGTACCATCAACAACCGTATTACCAGAAGTTATGAAGTCACAATCACATTCTTGTGCTGCGTGTTTAGGGCCCAGTAGTTGGTCTTGTTCATCTCTCCAATCTTGATTTCTTTCGGGGTGTAAGTCCCAGTGTAATTTTATTGGATTGAAATCGTTAGTTCCTTCCATAGCACCAATCCATGTCTTGTGATAAAAGTTACCAACACCATTTGGTGTAGAAAGGACTATTGCACTTCCACCAGTTGATAGTGTAGATTGTGCTGATGCCCATATTGAATCAACATCTTTAATAAATGCTGCTTCGTCAAGTATCAATAGAGATAGTGCTTCTGAACGACCTGCGTCTCCACTACTACTTACTGCTTTTATTTGAGAACCATTAGCAAACTTTAATGACAATCTATTGTCTTCAAGACACTTTCCTTTCAACCAACTTGGTAAGTTATCGTGCATAACCCGTACCTTAGTAACAAGATTTTTTGCCGTATCTTGTTTTGTTGCAATAACAAGTATGTTTCTATCTTGTTGAAATATCATCATCCATAATGAGTATCCAGCAGTTAAGGTTGATATACCCATCTGCCTTGCTTTCAGAATAACATTGTATCTATTATCTTTTAACTCTCGTATTGATTTTTTCTGAAACTCATATAAATGAAATGGTACTTTACCTCGGATTGGATGTTGTATCTGGCAATACTTCATTAGGAAATGTATAGGGTCAACTGCACATTTCTTATATTCTTTTTGAATTAATTGTTTAAGATTTTTGTCCATCACTCAACTCTTGCCATGTAATTTCATCGTTCAAAAAAGAATCAATTCTTTTGATTTCATTATTAATAGTGTTAACAATATCTTTTGGATTTTGCATTCCCCACCTCTCTAAATCACCACTCTCTTGTGCAATATCTTGACCTTTGACCATAGATAAATACCCTACTAATTCTGCTTTTATTTCTTTAGCACGAGATTTTCTAAAAAGTCTATCTTGTTCATCTTCATACTCTTGCCATGTTCCGTCAATCTTCATCTTTGTTTCTTTTACAGACCAACAATCTAAACACATCTTGTATCTTAACCAATACTTATCATCAACTTTCTTTTTCATTATCTTGTCACACTTTGGACAAAACCAAGGCATACGAACCTCTTTCATAATATCTGTCAATGGTGATTCAATCGTCTTACCATCTTTATTTGGTTCTTTTTTATTACTATGGTAACCTACCATGATTTTCTTTTCGGGTGCTTCACCCCTAAGTATTGACTGTAAAGCCTTCTCTTCGTGTTTTGTTGACATAACCTTATTCCTCGTGATATAAACTATATTGTTTTTTTCTTTTCTTCCAAGCTAACTTAAGTGCAGTTCTGTGTTTTTCCGACTTGGGTTTTCCTTTCAAAGAATTGGAAATTTTTTCTCTCGTTTTTTGAGTTACTACTCTTCCCTTTCTTGATGTTACATTTTTCTTTCTAAACTCAGAATCTTGCCACTTTTTTTTCATCGCTTTTGATGTAGCTTCGGAAATCTTCTTTCTTGTTTCCATTGAATGTGGCATTATTTTCTCCTATCTTGTATATCTAAATAGTCCCATAATTTGGTTAATAGGTGCAAAAGTTCCAGTAAATTTGTATAAATTCTTTTTAAATACAAATGTTATTCCTTCACTTGGAACGATAGCATCAAAACCACCGAT